CTGACTAAAATCTTCTGAATAAGGTATTAATTGGGTTGTCTGCGGTTCCCACAACCAACTTCCGCACCCACTATCTGGCACTACTTCTTGCCCTAAATACTCTTTTACAGATACGTTGTCTATTGTTACATCTGTTCCGCTTGAATTTTGTATTTGTATTCTTGCATTTTGTCCAAAAGTACCATAAACAGTAAAAGGCATAGCCGTTTGCGCCGAATAAGATAAATTTGTTCCAATTCTATACCTAACACTTCCGTTGCCGCTTACAACAATTTTTCCTTGTTTTCCATCTGCCAACGCGTTTTGAAAAATATAACTTGTATTAGGTATAGTTGCAATGCCGTTTAAAACAGTTGCGGGAATACTTCCTGATGTGCTCCACCCCGTTATACCATCATCAAAGCCACCATTTACAATTTCCTCACTTCCTAAAGCATCTTGATAACTGAAACCCTCGTAGTTTATACGTGGGAGATTAGTATCGTCTGTAATTTCTATAACTGATATGTTTGTTATTGAGCCATCAAAACCTCCCGTTCTTGCTTGTAAATTTAAATTACCACCCGTACCACTTGTTTCATAAAAAGTATATGTTCCGCTTGTTGTTACTTGTGTTGATGTGCCATTACTTCCTAATAAAATTCTAAAAGTACCAGAATTTACAACAACATCGTATTGTAATTTCACTTGCTTTTGAATTGGAACTACACCTACTTGTGTTGCTATTCCGCTATTTTGTAAAACATTATCACAAACTATTTTATTTTCTCCAATACTTATATCTGTACTTGACAACGTCCAATTTTGCCCGACTTCCTTAACACTAATATTAGTTATAGTTACATCGTTGTTACTTCCGTTTGTTCTTGATATTGTAAAATTAGTTAAATCTGCCTCAAAGTATTTTGTATGAACACCTACGCTTGTATCCATCGAGCTAATCACAGCAGAGTTTAATTTTAAACTACCCGCAACACTTTCGGTTATTTCATAAGTAAATTTATATTGTTTACCTAACACAAGAACACTTGGTTGTGATATTGAGCCTGTCGTTGGTGCGTGCGTTATTTTTGCCCCTATATCTGTTAGAGTTGCACCGCTTGAAAATTCCCAATCTTGCCCAACCTCAACGACTGATACGTTGCTTACTGAGCCAATAAAATTAGCATCAGCTACAAAATCAACAATCTATAGCCAGGACTACTTACAACAATAACACTATATGTGCCGTTTGCATTTATATTATTAATGTCAGCTCGGCCGGTTCCAGTTACACCCGCATCTAAAGTTCCAGCAGAATAATTAGTGACATCAAAAGTAAGTTTTAATCTTGGGTTTGGGCCTACAACAAATGTTTGCGACCTTAGATTGCTACTTGATGTTTGTGTACCATCACAATTAGCAGTACCAGCGCTTATACTCCAACCCGTGCCTTTTACCCAGTTACTATCTGTATCAAACGAGCCATTGGCTACAAGCTCTGAGCCTTGCTGCGAAAAACTGCCGTTAGAAATTTCCTCTGCGCCAATCTCACTAAAATCACCGTTATCCACTAAATTATTGGATAGTATCTGCACATTTTCAACTAACCCCTGTTCGTTTACTCTTGTAGCCGCCGAGTTTCTGCTAAAATCAAAATCTCCGCTGCCGTCGTCTGGTTTAACGCATAGTGCTTCGTCATTGTTATAAGCGGTCGGTGTAAGTATAATTGATGCTTTTTCTAATAAATCCATTTATCCTATTATTTCTAATTCATCTAATGTTTCTGTGGTACAAGTTACATTTTCATAATATGTTGCTCTGGCTTGTAGTAATTCTAATAAACCAGGTACTGCACTACACCCAGCATATTCTTTGTACACAATACCCCAATTTACAGTATTATCACAAACACCTCTACCCCACCAACTCTTTGAATATATTTCGTTTGCCATTACTTTTTCTTTTTTTGCTTTTTAAGAAATACCTTTAATTTCTCTATGTTCTTTGCTTTTGGTTTGTACCTCATAATACCCAACCATTAAATGTAGCTTCATAACTCGGATAAATATCATCATTCACGTTATTAGTGTACTCTGGATATGTAGCTTGGTTAAAACTCATAAAATCTATAAAACGTCTTGAATACCATTCTGCATTTGTTCTTGCTTTCTCAACTAAAAAATCTACCTCGTTTTTATCTACGTTTTGTGCATTTTCAGATGTATGTTTATATACACCACCATTTTTAATTTGGTAAGCTGCAAAAGGTATATAATTGCTCTGGGCATACCATATAAGCATATTTACTATATAATCATCTAAAATAGTTTTCCATCTTGCATTTGCTGGTAAATCAATTCCAGCTACAATAGCAGCAGTTAAACCATCGTACATTTTAGTTCCAATGACTTGTTGTATGTCTATCTGTTGTGCAATCTTGATAAACTGAATAAACTTGTCAGTATCTACATTACCATCAATGATAGAGTTTCTTACTAAATCGGTTCTATTTATAAATAATACTGTTGCCATAGTTTTCTAGTTTGGGTATGCTCCTTGATTTGGCATATTAACTGGTGCTATCTCCGATTGCTTTGTGCCTCTAGGTGATTTGTTATAAGTTTTTGGTATTGTTCTTGTTTTTTTATAGTCAATTAAATCTTCAGATGGCTGTGTGCTCTTTTTAAGCCTATATAAGACCTTAACCCATTTATGACGGCAATATATACCACCTTTAAATTTAAACAAGTCATACGGTCTTCCCTTGTGCCCTAGATTGCTATTCACACCATCTCTTGAAGCCGCATCAATTCCCTCTAATCTATAAACAACACCAGACCTAGATAAACCCATCATATTCTCACAAAATGGTCTAGACTTGTTATTGTCTTTCATTGCCTTTGAAGAACCAACTGCATACTTGTATCTAATCTTATAATTCTTACTATCTAAATAACTAAACCCATTTGGTTTTGCGGTTATCTCATCTGCAAACTTTCTAAATAGGCTTTTCTTTTCTTTTATACAAATAGTTGCCCAATCTTCATCACTAATATCTTCATCAACTTCCAACTCATCTACAAGTTCCCACTCATCACTTAATGTTTCACCCTTTAAATTTTCTAGTATTTGTACACCCATTTCATCAGACAAAAAACTTGGTTCATCAGATGACATTTCAACACCAGTTTCTTCTTCAATAGTTTCTTTGTCTTGTATTGTTTGGTCTACTTCTGTAAATTCTAATGGTTGTAAGGTTGTAAAGTAAAGGTTTAAGCTAATATCATTGTATGCAAGTATATTGTCAAAGCAATCAATTAAAAGTTCTTGAAATGGTCTTATAACGGTGTTATCCATCAACAAAGATGCAGTCTTTATTTCGTCTGCATTGTTACCTAAACCGCTTTGGTCTTTTATACCTAACAACATAGGTGATACAATACGATGTGCAACCATTATTTTCTTTGTGCTTTCTTCACTCAAGAATTGATATTGGTTGTGTGCATCACTTAATTGTACTGGTGTTATTTCTGCTTGACTTTCTTTATTGTCATTAAAAGCCAAAATGAACTTACCCGCATTGCTGGTTCCAGAAAATTTAGATGCTATTTTAGTTTCTATTAATTGTCTTTCTTGTTGGTTTGGAGTACCATTGTTAAAATTAATTAACATTGATGGACTTAAACCATTCATTATGTTGTTCAAATGATAGTTAGATACCTCTTCTTCAAGTTCTGCATACTGTAAACCACCCTGATAGTCTACTGGTGAATAGTAATAAAACCCACTCTTGTATGGTTTAATGTAGTATATTTCTATGCTTTCTTTAGACATACCAAAAGCTGGTATTCTTAAAGGTTTATCACTCTTTTTAATATTTACCCAATCATTACAATAATAGTATGCTGGTACATTACCATCCTCATCACATTTTTCTGCTCTTAATGTTTCAATAGGCATATGCTCTAACTGAACAATCTTACTTCTATCTTTAGAATAAATAACTTGTATTGCAGCTTGACCCATTAACTTTAAATCATAACAAACCCTACGCACTACATCTTTTTTAAACAAAGAAATCATCTGTGCATACTCATTAGGTTTTTTATTGCTATCAGTAGCATTTAAACCTTTACCATAAATAGCTTGTGATATACCATTTATAGCTGCATTGTTTGTAGGTGAACCATTGTATCTATCAATAAGGAACTGAAAGTAGTTGTTATCTGCACCGTATTCTATCCAATCTGCACCGTTTACTTCTTTAACCTCTGGTGATGTATATGTACTTAAATTTACAAAGCCAAATTCAGATACTTTTGTTTTGCTAAATTGCCCTTTTTCGTTTCTTTTTCTCATATTACAATGTAATCATTATTGTTACCATCATACGTTGTATATTGGTCTTTATTTATTTTGTAAAATTCGTTTTCAGATGTTATTGCATTTTTTTTGTTCAGTACAAAATACTCTATCTTTAAATATCACATTTGTTTTTTCTTGGTCTGAATACAAAGTTAAATCATAAAAATGCCCCTCAACTAAATTTTCATATTCTGAATAAAATATAGTGTAACTATCATTTTCAATTAAAATATTACCATCACCATCTACTCTTGGTTCAAGTTCATATTCATCAATAACATTTGTGCTATCATCTCTTAAAGTCATAATAGCATTTGTTACATACTCTCTTGGTATAATTGTAAATCTATTGTTAGCTTGTGGTCTAAAAAGTATCATCAATTATATAACGTATAAATTACACTAATTTGTAAAAACAAAAAAAAGCACCCTATAAAGAGTGCTTTCAATTTTAACTAAATAATAAATTATGCAGTAGGGTCAATTTGTTCTGCATCACCATTTACTGCACTTGCAAGGAAGTAAGGTGCAGTTTCTTCCATACCCTCAAAGGTAAGTGTAAACCCACTTAAATCACCCGCTGCTGCTCCAGTTACTACTGTACCACCAGTACACTCTGCTCCATTTTCTGCTCCACACAAGAAACTATTTCCATAGTAATCTTCAACTACAATATACGGTCTTGATACTGCAAGTGTTTGTAATTCTTGTTGTGTTTCAGCATCTAAATATGTTAGTGTTAAATTTAAAGTTTGAGTATAAAAAGTTGTACCATTTTCTCTGCTACTTGTAACAGTAGTTTCTAAAGATGAATTACCTTTTACTTCATATTCATACCAAGTTGGTGTTCCTTCAAATGTTGCTTCACCAGTTGCACCTACTGTAATATCTCCAATACTGCCAAAGTCAGCAAAGTAAACTCTTTTAATGCCACCAAAGGCACTTTTGCAAGGTAGTTTTCTACCTGTTGTTAATGTACAAGCCATTGTTTTTTATGTTTTAAAAAAAAAGGGT